TGTTATACTTTGGAAACCTTTTGAAGTTACTGATACATACAAAAGAAATACTGCAACTAATAAGAAAGGTGACACTTATCAAAAGACAGCTTTCTACATTAGATTTTTTAAAGTATTTAACATGGATCAAACTACTTTAAAAGATAAGTATGCACCAAACCAAAATGTTGAAGGTGCTAAAACAAAGGTTGATGTTGAGAAGTACATAGAAAATTCAAAAGCAGTTATCAAACATGGTGGTGACAGATGTTTTTATGTACCAAGTCAAGATTATATTCAAATGGTTAATAAGTCTGACTTCAATACAACAGTTGAGAGTAACGCAACTCAGAACTATTACTCTACATTATTGCATGAACTAACTCATTGGACAGGTCATAAGTCAAGATGCGACAGGGATCTGCAAGGTTACTTTGGTGATGATAGTTATGCGTTTGAAGAGTTAGTTGCTGAAATAGGTGCAGCTGTTCAATGTTGCTTACTTGGTATAACAAGTACACCTAAAAAAGAATCAGCACAATACTTAAACAGCTGGATCAAAAGAATAGAAAACGATCCTGATGCTTTATTCAAAGCAAGTGCTAAAGCAAGTCAAGCAGTTAAGTTTGTTGAAGGATTACAAGAAACAAAAGTAAAAGTTAAAAAATCAGCTTAAACTTTATAAAGATTATAACGCAAGGTGAGTTCATCGCCTTGCGTTATTTTTTTGGTCGTTATTAATTCATATTGAATAGAACTCCACTTACCTAACAAATCTTCTTTCTTTACAATATTCTTTACTTTCTTACAGTTGGGTGTATCACTATGGTTGATAAATCCACCCAAAGGAGTTCTTATCAACTCATCAAAATGTTCTATGTGTATGGTGCCTAGTCTATGGTTCTTGGGTATATCTTTTAATGCAAAGATACCAAGACCATGTATGGCTGACTTTTGAATTGTTAGTTCGTTTGGTAAAGGTTTATAGAGTATCACAAATCGTGTTTTTCTATTGCGTCAAGTATTGATTCAGCATCAGCGATCTCTTGTAATGCTTTCTCAGTATCATTTAACAAACCATCCATATGCTCACCTACACCAGCAGGATTAGTTGTTAGAACTTTTATCTTTGCTTTTGCGTTGGCAATTTTAGTCTCTTGTCTTGATACCATTGCGTCCATAATACTTTCTTCTGGTGTCAATTCAATTGGTTCAAGTTTCTCAACTTCTTGTGTGTTATCTTTTTCGCTCATGTATTTGTTTTATATTATTATTTAAAAAGTTCAACAACTCTGGATTATCTACAAGTGCTGACATTAAACCATTAGCAAGTGCATTAACAATTGTTTCTTCGTTCTTATCTGATACTAGACTTACAATTCTATCTTCGAATATTGCGTGTAATAGTTCGTGTATGATTGTATTGACTAACTCTGGTGGTGTTTGTTTGCTGTTGTATAGAATTTTGTTTTCATTGTTTACATACTCACCAAAGTCATCCATTATCTTTGGTTCAATGACTAGAGTTCTATATCCAAGTTTGATATGTGTTGGAACTAGATACTTGTCTGCTGGGTGTGTTATGTTTGTTACATTGTCCATGGTTGTAGTATAACTGCAACTGCAATAATATTATATTAAAAAATTTTCTTTAATTTGCCCTGTGTAAGTTTTCTGCATTTGTACTAATATGCTAATATTTTCCTGATAATACCTTATTAAGTTGTGTGATATTAGATAGAACTGATATTAGTTACATCGCATATTTCAAGTGATACCAGCATAAAAATTAACACACATCTGTCTCTTTTTGTTTTGTAGAAATCTAAAATAGGTTATTATAGATTTAGAACCATACAAAAGATACCTAGAACCAAGCATAATCAACCATAAATCTTACAGCACAGGTCATAAATAAAGGTTTATGATTGCTGTAAATAGATTTTACAATTTAGTGTTTTATACACATTTTTGTATAGTTGCTTCTAATTCTAGGTATTTGCATTATGGAAAACAAGGAGATAGATTATTATGGGTATTAGAGGACCAAAACCAGGAACTCCAAGAGTTGGAGGAAGAGAAAAAGGTACACCCAACAAGAAAACTGTTGAGTTGCAGGATAGAGTCAAGAAGTTTATGAAAGAACAAGGCATAACTAACTTTGACCCATTAGTTGCACTTGCTGGTATCGCAGTGGATAAAGCAACTCCTTTGAAATTAAAAGTTGAATCGCTAAAAGAATTAGCACAATACTTGCATCCAAAGAGAAGAGCAGTGGAAATAAGTGGTGAACAAACTATAAATGTACAAGAAAAGGAGAAGAAACTAAAAGAAATAGACGATCTATTAGATAAGATAGAGGAAAAGAAAATAACGCAAAATCCTGAATCATTGAATTAGTAAACTGTGTTTGCAAATTTTCAGTATCCAGAACTTGCTAAATAGGTATTATAGAAAAAATTTTTATTTTTTTATTTGCCGAAGGAAAATGGAGGGATATGCTAATATGCTAATATTTCGTTGGGTTGCGTTCCTTATTGCATTTGTGTCTGTGTATATTTTAATAACACCCAATACACAGTGGCAATGGTTAGGATGGTCAATAGGATCTGTATCTTGTGTAATGTGGATTAGATTCGCATTTATGGATAAAGATTGGGCAAGGTTTTGTATGGAGTTAATGTATTTTGTACTTGCTATATGGGGTGTTATAAATTGGTATGGATATTAAAGAATTATTAAAAGATTTACCAGAATCAGAAATAGACAAAAGACTTTTTAGATTAAAGTGGTTAAACTTGGCTAGACCAAAACAGCTGACACCTAAAGGCGACTGGTCTATATGGCTTATATTAGCTGGGAGGGGATGGGGCAAAACATTAACAGGTGCACAAGACATGGCTTGGTTTGCATTAAAAAATCCAGATAGTCGTTTGGCTATCGTTGCACCAACCTTTGCCGATGGTCGAGACACTTGTATTGAAGGAGAATCAGGTTTGTATTCAGTGCTTGATGAAAAGTTAATTGCAAACTATAATAGATCTTTGGGTGAATTAGTCTTGGTCAATGGTTCTAGATTCAAAACATTCAGTTCAGATACACCAGAAAGATTAAGAGGTCCACAGCACCATAGAGTATGGTGTGACGAACTTGGTTCTTGGAAATATAGCGAAACATGGGATCAAATGATGTTTGGTTTAAGGTTGGGAGAAAGTCCTAAAGTAATTGTAACAACAACACCAAAACCAATACCATTAGTTAAAGATTTAGTAAAAAGAAAAGATACAATCATAACTCGTGGTTCAACATTTGAAAATGAAAAGAATTTAGCTGATTCAAGTTTAAAACAACTAAAAGAAAGATACGAAGGCACAAGACTAGGTCGTCAAGAATTATACGCAGAAGTTTTAGAAGATGTATCTGGTAGTTTATGGAGTAGAGACTTAATTGAGAAGTCTATGATGAAGTACAATGAAAAATTACCAGACATGAAAAGAATAGTTATAGCAGTTGACCCAGCAGTAACTGCAAATAAAAATTCTGACGAAACTGGTATTGTTGTTTGTGGTATAGATTTTCAGGGCAAGTATTATATACTAAATGACATATCAGGTAAATACTCTCCTGATGCTTGGGCAAAGAAAGTTGTAGAAGCATATGAAAGTTATAAAGCAGACAAAGTTATTGCTGAAGTAAACAATGGTGGTGATTTAGTTGAAAGAGTTGTAAAGACACAACACGAAAGTGTAAGTTATAAATCTGTAAGAGCAACTCGTGGTAAGTTTGTTCGTGCTGAACCTATTGCTGCATTGTATGAACAAAAAAGAGTTAAACATTTAGAAAGATTTAGTTTATTAGAAGACCAACTATGTAGTTACAATCCAGAAATAACAAAACAATCACCTGACAGATTGGATGCATTGGTTTGGGGATTAACAGAATTAAGTGCTAGGTCAGGTATAGCAAGTTGGAAGATATCATGATAAATTTAAAAACACCAAAACAAAAATTAGCAGAGTGGGCATTACAAAATAGGATGCGTAGAAATTTTGAGGTAAAACTTGCTAATTCTATGAAAAAAGAAATAAATCGTACTGCTTCTGAAGTTTCTGCTGCATATATGATATCTGGTCGTCAAAGTATAGGCATTTATTCAAGACAACACTTTGCAAGAGTAAAAAATCTAATATTTACACATTGGAAAGCAGTAACAGATACTTTTAGGTCAAGAATACTATCTCAAATAAGGTTATTACAAGAAACAGAAAGAAAAGAATATGAAGATGAATTTGATAAACAATTTGAAAGTTTTCTGTTTACTTATGGCTCGGAAAAGGTTACTAATATAAGTTCCACTACTATGGCAAATATTCGTAGTGCTATTGATAGTGCGCAGACAGATGGACTTGATGTCGTATCAACTGCAAGAAGAATCACAGAACTAACTGCAATTAGTTCTATAACCAGAGCAGTATTAATCGCTAGAACAGAAACTCATCAAGCTGCAAATTATGCAAACTTTACAAGTCTTGATGTAGTGAACATTCCTGAAACAACAAAGGAGTGGGTGGCTGTTAATGATGCTCGAACAAGAGATGACCATAGTGCTGCCAATGGTCAAGTAGTTTCTAAAAATGGAGACTTTGTTGTTGGTGGTGCAGTGTTGAGATATCCTGGAGATCCTTTAGGACCACCTCAACAAGTTATTAATTGTAGGTGCACATTTGTTGTTAATGTACCTGAACCAGACTTTGGAGGGTTTGAAGATGAATAAAATATTTGATTGGGTTTGGAATCCATTAAAGAGCCTTTATAACTTTTGGAGCAAAACTTTATCTAAAAAAGGAAAGTTAGCTGTCGCAGTAGTAGCAGCAATAATATTAATTATAATTTTTTATTAGTAAATGAACGAGGTCAACCCAATGGAAGAAAAGTATCACAAAAAACCTAAAGACAAAGACAAAGATAAAGATAAAAAGAAACCAAAAATGAAAGAAGAAGTCGCAAAAGACACTTACGACAATCCAGGAGAAGCAGCAGCCAGAGCAAAAGAAATAGGTTGCACAGGTATTCATACTAGAGACGGAAAATTTATGCCATGTAAAACTCATGGTGATTATATGGAAGCAGTTTCAAAAGAAACAGACAAGTATGGTAAGAAACCTAAAGACAAAAAAGAAGATGACTATGAATGTGATTGTGGTGCTGAAAATGAAAAATGTTTATGTGAGCATTCTGACTATGATGAATTAGATGAAAAAGATTGGGTTGACCAAAGCATAGCAGACAAAGGACAAAGACAAGTTTACGAATGTGAAATTAAAACTCAAGGCGATGCAGAAGGAGAGTTTGAAGGATATGCTTCAACTTTTGGTAATGTAGATAAAGGTAATGATGTTGTCGTCAATGGAGCATTCAGAAAAAGTTTAAGAAGAAGACCTTACAATAAAGTTAAATTATTATATCAACATCGTACTGATGAACCAATAGGAGTTTTCAAAGGTATGAGAGAAGATGAAAATGGTTTATATGTAAAAGGTCAATTAGCAATGGGTACTCAAAAAGGTCGAGAAGTTTACGAACTTATGAAGATGGGTGCACTTGATGCTATGTCAATCGGTTTTAAGGCAGATCCTAAATCTCAATCTTACGACGAAAGAAGAAGAAAAAGATTTTTAAGGGATGTTGACCTTATGGAAGTTTCCCTCGTAACCTTTCCGATGAACGACAAAGCTGTTGTTCATCAGGTAAAGGGTGCGGATCGAACAATTCGTGAATGGGAAGTTCTTTTGCGGGATGTAGGAGATTTATCACGAATGGAATCAAAGATTGCTGCGAAAGCAGTAGTCGATGCTCTTGAGCAACGAGAGGTTGCTGAAGACTTTGGTGATGTGTTAGAATCAATAGAAAAAGTAAAGAAAGTCTTAACAACAAACAATTGACAATAGGAGGTCAAAATGGCTGACAATGATAAAATCAAATCAGCGATCGAAAGTCTAGGAACTACTTTTGAAGAGTTCAAAAAGACTAACGACGACCGATTGGCTCAAATTGAAAGTAAAGGCTCTGCAGACCCATTAACTGAAGAGAAATTATCTAAAATCGAAAAAGATTTAGATAAAATCGAAGAAGTTAATCAAGCTGTAGTTAAAGCTGCAAACTCTCAAAAAGACCATGAGGAAAAACTGGCTCGTATTGAAAAGATGTTGTCTAGACCTTTATCATCAAAGGACGATGTAGCAAAAGCTGATGAGCAGAAGGTTGCATTCGAATCTTACTTGAGAAAAGGTAAAGATGGCGTTGAACCAAACGAGTTAAAAGTTTTAACAGCATCTAACGACACAGCTGGAGGATATCTTGCTCCACCTGAATATGTTAGAGAACTGACTAAAACTATAATAGAAATCTCACCAATCAGAAGCATTTCAAGAGTGAGAAGTACAACTAACAGATCTATTCAAATTCCAGAAAGAACAGGAACTTTTTCTGCTGTATTCGTAGCAGAGCAAGGAACTCGTTCTGAAACTACTGGTTATGCGACTGGTCTGAGAGAAATACCTACTCACGAAATGTATGCTTTGGTTGATATTTCAGAGCAAGAGTTAGAAGATTCAGTCTTCAATCTTGAGCAAGAAATGTCTGCAGAGTTCGGTGAGCAATTCGCAAAAGCAGAAGGTACTGCATTTGTAAGTGGTAATGGTGTAGGAAAACCAGAAGGGTTTTTAACAAACTCTGAAATCGGCACAGTTAATTCAGGCAATGGTACTGCATTAACAGCTGATGGTTTAATTTCACTTTACCATGAGCCAAAAGCAGAGTACGCACAGAATGGTAGTTTCATTATGTCAAGAAGCACATTGGCTGCTGTTAGAAAATTAAAAACTTCTAGCAACGACTATGTCTTCCAAGCAGGTAATCAACTATCAGGTGGTATGGTGTCAACTATTTTAGGAGCACCATATGTTCAGGCAACTGACATGCCAGCTGTGGGTGCAGGTAACAAACCAATCGCTTTCGGTGACTTTAGAAGAGGTTACATGATTGTTGACAGAGTAAACCTTGCGATCTTAAGAGATCCATTTACTCAAGCAACTTCAGGTAATGTTAGATATGTTGCTAGAAAGAGAATAGGTGGACAAGTTATCTTACCAGAAGCAATCAAAACTCAAACAGTAAGTGCATAATAGGAGGAAACAATGCAAGATCTTAAAAATAATATCGGAGTTGTTCAGTCTTTAGCACCAGCTGCAAGAGATGCAGATGCCAATGGCACAGGAGTAGATTTACAAGGTTTTGAATCTGCTACAGTTGTAATTGACATGGGTGCGGAAGGAATAACTTTATCAGGCACAAATAAGATTGAAATCGAATTAGAACATTCTGATGACGATTCAACTTATACAGATGTAACATCTTCAGCAGATGTAATTGGAGCAACACCAGATTCAAGTGGTGTAATTGCTACTTTTGATGATCCAGCTGAAGCACCAGCAATCGCTAGTGTTGGTTATATCGGTGGTAAAAGATACATTAGAGCAGTGGCTAACTTCTCTGGAACACATGGCACAGCGACGCCAATGTCAGTTTCAGTGATTAAAGGTCATGCTAGAAAAAATCCTGTATCTTAATAAATACTTTTGGATGGGGGAGCAACAAATCCCCCATTCATTAAATTAAGGAGTATAAAATGAAAATAAAAATGTTAGTCGGTGCAACTGGTTCAGCAAATCCTGAAGGCAGTGTTTCAATCAATTACAAAAAAGACGAAATTTATGATATGTCAGCAGATTGGCAACAAAAATTAGCAAATACTTTTATAAGCAATGATTTAGCAATGGAAGTAAAAGTGGAAGAAGTAAAAGAAGAAAAAATTGAAAAAGAAGAAAAAAAGACTAAAAAGAAAAAGAAAAGTATATTATAATGAGTACAGCAGGAATACATAATTTATTATGTGATCAAGGTGCGACATTTAGAAAAACACTAACAATGTTTCAAAGTGATGGAACAACTGTAGTAGATTTAACTGGTTATTCAGCTAGAATGAAAATAAAAGATGAAGTTGGAGGAACATTGATTAAAAGTCTAACGAGTGCAACTAATGGTGGTTTAACTATTGGTGGCTCTGCTGGTAATGTTACTAATGGAGAGATAGATGTTTTAATTTCTGCTACTGATACTGCATCTTTTGCTGCCCCACAGACTGCTGTTTATGATTTAGAAATAGTAAGTAGTGGTGGTATAGTAGATAGAGTTTTACAAGGTAAATTTATTATAAATCCAGAGGTAACAGATTAATGGCTAATCAAAGAAACACAGTCACAGTAACAGATACAGGAATAGTAAAAATTGTATCAGTTGGTACACAAGGACCAGCAGGAAGTTCTGCTTTCTTGGGTAAACCAATAGACCAAACTTCAACTGCAACAGGTAATGAATTATTGCAGTATAAAGCATCAGCAGGAGAATGGAAAGGCGTCACATCTCCTGATGGTTTAACAATAGACGCAGGAACATATTAGAAGGAGTGAGTCATGGCTAATACTATAAAGATAAAAAGAAACACTGGCTCAACAGCACCAACTACTTCAAATATTGCGCAAGGTGAATTAGCGATATCAGAATCTAATAAGATTCTATTTTATCGTGATGCCAGTGATAATATCTTAAAGATTGGTGGTGAAGGAGCATTCTTAAGATCCGACCAGAATGATACATTCACTGGTAATTTAACAATTACAGGGAATTTAGAAGTACAAGGAGATACAGTACAACAAGATGTAGCAACTTTAACAGTTGAAGATCCATTAATTGAACTAGCAAGAAATAACACTGGTTCAGATGCAGTTGATATTGGTTTCTTCGGAACATACGATACATCTGGTTCAACTGATTTGTATGCAGGTATATTTAGAGATGCAAATGATAGTGGTAAGTTTAAACTATTTAAAGATTCTCAATCAAAACCTACAACAACAGTAAACACAAGTGCAACTGGATATACAGCTGCAACTTTAGTAGCAAACATTGAAGGTAATATAGCAGGATCGCCAACTATTACAGCTGGTACTATTGCTACATCACTAGATATGAATGCAAATGAGTTAATACTAGATGCTGATGCTGACACAAGCATAACTGCAGATACTGATGACCAAATAGATATTAAAGTCGCTGGTGCCGACCAAGTTAAATTTCTAGATGGTTCAATAGTTCCTTCAGTTGATGATGATGTAGATTTAGGTAGTAACTCACTTAAATTTAAAGATATTTACATTGATGGAACTGCACAATTAGATGCAGCAAATGTAAATGGTTCAGCAGTTGTTAATGTAGGAGATGCACAAACTCTTACAGGTGCTAAAACTTTACAAGTACCATTATTTCAAGACAATAGTGATACAAGTAAAAAAGTTACATTTAGCATGGCTAGTATTGGAACAAGTACAACAAGAACATTTACATTCCCAAATGCAAATACAACTTTTGTTGGTACTGATACTACAGATACATTAACAAATAAAACTTTAACATCTCCAACTATCGCAAAGATACAAGGTGGTGGTACTAATACTAATGGACATGTTGTTCCTAATTTAGCAGATGATACATTTGCATTATTAAACGCAACTCAAACATTAGCAAATAAAACAATAGACGCAGGAACATATTAATGAATAGATAGGAGAATATGCCAGAACAAGATAAAGAACTTTCAAAACTTAAAGAAGCATTAAAAATTAAAACAGCTGAAAGCATGGTCAGCAACAATAAGGTTGGTGAGTATGTAGGTAAACTTCTGGATGCTGAAACTAAAATTTTAATTTTAAGTGATGAAAATAAAAAGTTATTAGAAAAAGTAGATGAGCATGAACAGATAAAAGCAGATCTAAACGATAAAAATAAAACTGTTCACTCTCAAGAGAGTAATGTTGTTGCACTTCGTGATAAAGTTACAACAATGAAGAAGCAACATCAAGCTGAATTAGAACATCATGGTAGAACTATTGATGACTATCAAAGAAAGTTAAAAGAAAAAGAAAAAATGATAGAAACAATGGGTGAAGAAATAAAAAATTTAAAAAGTGGTAAAAGGAAAAAAAGGAGCAAGAAGTTAGATGTCAAACACAGTAATTCTTAAGAAAAATAGTTCAGCAGGTAATGCACCATCAGCATCAGATTTATCAGCAGGAGAGTTAGCTGTAAATACAGCAGATGGAAAATTATTTACTAAACATACTGATGGGACAGTTAAAACTATTGCTGAAGCACAAATTAGTGAGGATGCGACTGCTTTGGCTATCGCTTTAGGATAATATGGCAAATACATTTAAGTTAAAAACAAAAGATGGTTCTTCAGTAAATGCAGATACATTTATGACTGTTTACACTGTTCCTTCATCAACATCAACAATCGTACTTGGATTAACTATCGCTAATATAACAACACAGTCTATTGAAGTAACTGTTTTTTTAGAAAACAATGATGGTGATAATGTTAATGTTGCAAAACTAGCATCAGTGCCAGCAAAAAGTTCACTAGAGTTAATGACAGGTAATAAGTATGTTATGGAGGCAAGCGATATTCTTAAAGTGAAATCAGATATAGCAAATAGTGCAGATGTCACTTTATCAATTATGGAGATATCGTAATGGCAAGTTATATAGGTCGTAGTCCATCTACGACTAAAGAGTTAGATGATAATGAAGTAACAACTGCAAAGATTAATAACAGTGCAGTAACATCTGCAAAGATTGCAGATGGCACAATCGCAATAGCTGATTTATCAGCAACTGGAACAAAAGACAATACTACATTTTTAAGAGGAGATAATACTTTTCAAGTTGTTAATACTGATTTATCTGCAGACACATCTCCACAATTAGGTGGTAATTTAGATGGTAATGGAAACACAATAGATTTATCTGGTAACACTACTCATATAAATTTACCTAGAGGATCAACTGCACAACAAACAACTCCAGCATCAGCTAACGAAGGTGCTATTAGATATAACACAGACAATAATGTTGTATATTATTCTAATGGATCTGAATGGATAAAAATTTCTGGTATTACACCAAATTTAAACACTGTAACAGGAAAAATTTTAGTTGGTTCAGCAACTACACTAACACTAGCTGGGGAAGGTTTTTTATCATCAGGTCTCGTTGTAAACTTTTTACAAACAGCAGATAGTATTAATGCAAATGTAACTGTAACTCCATCATCAGATACTGCTGCATCAGTAGCTGTCCCATCATCAGTTTATAGTAATGTTACTGGTGGTAATGCTGTAACTATAAAAGTAACTAATAGTGATAGTCTTTCATCTAGTGGTGTAAACACAACAGCAGTAACTCTTCCTAGTGGTGGAACCATATCTAACTCTGGTAATTATAGAATACACACTTTTACTTCTTCTGGCACATTTACTAACACGATAGCTGGTTTATCAGCAGAATATTTAATTATTGCTGGTGGTGGTGCTGGTGGTAATAATGATGGTGGACAAGATGCTTCTGGTGGATCTGGAGGTGGTGGAGCTGGAGGTTATAGGTCTGGTTCTACAACTGTTTCTAATGCTACAGGATACACTGTAACCATAGGTGGTGGTGGATCTGGTGGTAGTGCAAGTGGAGGAAAC